ACCCAGGGTGGAGACGAGATTATCAACGTGGTGACACCTGTTGTGTCGGTTTCCGCTATTACCGGTGTTGACTCGGACGGGGATGCCGTGACTGATGAAGTGCTGCGTGGTGAAGTGTACGCGTTCAACGCCGATGCCGTCACCGATCCGGCCAACGGCGTCAACACCGGTGTCCGGTGGAGCGTTTCCGGTTACACGTCAAGCCGTACCTACATTTCCCGTACCGGTGTGCTCCATGTTGGCGGGGATGAAGGGGCGGCAACGCTTACCGTCACGGCTACGTCAACATGGTTGGATGCCGACAACCTGCGTCGGGACGGGGAAACCGCAACGATCACCCTGGATGTTAGCGGGGTGGCTGTTCCTGAATGGCCGGAATCCGACCCGGTGACAGGGATCACGGTTGACGGGGTGGCAGTGTCCCCGGCGTTCGCTGCCGGAACGTTTACCTACACCGTTGACCTTGCCCCCGGTGCCACGATCACCCCTGATGATGTGGAGGTCACCGGACCTGAGGCGAACGATGTTGAGATTACTGTCAATGAGGCCGGAACCGTGGCGACGATCAGCGTCCCCACCGCTCCAGGCGATCCGGTGTACACTGTCACTGTAGCCTGACCGGGACTCGTATAGTCCCGGTGGCTACGGTGCATGTGGCGCACCGATCAAAAACAAAACCCCCGTTGCCTTGAGGCTTCGGGGGTTTTGTTTGTGCCATAATGACTTTGTGGGCGATTGCATGTGACAATCAAAAGTCATTGCAGCGTAGCGAATAATCCTTTCGAGTAAAAGGAATTACCCGATATGACAAGTGGTATTTATGATTTGCCGCCGGACACGACAGCCGGTTTAGATTTCAATTATGCGGTATGGTCAAACGGTACAATTGTGACTTTGTGCAATGTTCCCTGGAATGCCGATTACCGGGACATTGTAAAATTCGCCAACGGTCAGGCTGATTTGGACACGTATTTGACCACTCAAAGCGGTCCCATTGTGACCATTGAGAATATGACGTATGCCAAGGTGGGTCAGCCGGTGCGCGTCAATGTGCCGTTCAATCAGGCGTTCAAATATAACTATCTGCGTGCCGCTAACCCGGCACAGCCGATTGCCGGGGACATGCCCCGGTCTTTTTACTATTTCATTACCGATGTGCGGTATGTGGCACCGAATACCACGGAAATGCAAATTCAACTGGATGTGTGGCAGACATTCGGCTACGGTGTCACATTCGGCAACTGCTTTATCGAGCGCGGCCACATCGGTATTGCCAACGAAAATCAGTTTTCCGACAACGGGCGAACCTATCTCACCGTACCTGAGGGTTTGGACATCGGCGGGGAATACCAAATCATCACCCAGTACAAGCACACCATCGCCAGCGCTCGGGATGAAAACTATTCGATCCTTGTCACGTCCACTGTTTCCCTCAATGACGACCCCGGCACGATTGAGAATCCGCAATTGCATTCTGCCAAGGGTTCCCAACTGGAAAACTTGCCTAACGGCGCGGAAATGTATATTTTCTCTGACCTGGATCATTTTACGCAGTTTATGGAAGCATTCTCCGACCGCCCCTGGATCACCCAGGGGATCGTGTCGATTACCGCTATCCCCAAAATGTCCGAATACGGCATCCAAGCCGTATCGACGATCATTGAGGGTGTGAGTGTGTGGGAAATCGATCCAGGACAGTTGCGCCGCAACAAGGTTCCCATGAGGAACAACTGGAGGAACGAGTTGCCGATGGGTGACGGCAACCGCTACGGCTTACTGCAAAAATTCAAAGTGTTCCCCTATACGGTGCTGGAAATGACCTCCTACACCGGAACACCTTTGGTGCTGAAACCTGAGAATTGGGCCGACTCCCACGCAACAGTGGTGGAGGTTCCGCATTTCGCATCGTCCGGTGCGAGGATCATGTTCTACCCGTACCGGTACAACGCCGCGAACCCCGGAGCGGACCCTGACATTGATTTCAATTACGGGACGATCAATGACGGTGGGGAATTCTATGATATGGCTACCGGGATTTTCAATTTCCCCACATTCAGCCTTGTCAACAACGGGTACATCCAATACGCGGCTGCGAACACCCACGGCATAGCGTTCCAGCATGCCAGCGCCGAATGGTCACAGCAACGAGCCTTGACCGGAAATCAAATGTCCTACGATCAGGCAACCTCAGGGATGGAACTGTCCGAACAGTTGAACCGTCTAGGCATCAACGCCGCCACGCAAAACACATCCCTTGCCAACGAAACGGCGTCCTGGAGGGCGTTGCAGGGTTCCATCAATTCGGGTATTTCCGGTGCTGCCGGGGGTGCCAAGGGTGGGCCGGTGGGGGCGGCTACCGGGGCATTGACGGGGGTAGCCAATCAGGTTGCGTCGTGGGCGATTGAGGTTAACCAAAACAATCAATCCCTAGGTATTGCGAACAACCTGTCTAGTTCCTCCAACCGGGCCACGGTGGAGCAACAGGGATACGTTCGGGACACGAATAAGAATTATGCGGATTATGCGGCACGCGGGGATTATCAAAACCAAATAGCCGCGATCAATGCCAAGGTGCAGGACGCACGCCTGATTCAACCGACCACGGCGGGGCAGGTGGGAGGGGACGCGTTCAACCTCGCCACCTATAAGTGGGGTTACGACATCAAAGTCAAAATGCTCAACGCCGGGGCCATGCGGACCATCGGGGAATATTGGCTGCGGTACGGCTACCAAATCAACATGTTCGGCACCATGCCAGCATCCCTCATGGTCATGACTAAATTCACCTACTGGAAACTGAGGGAAACCTACATCACCGCCGCGCAATGCCCCGAAACATTCAAACAAGCCATACGGGGAATCTTTGAAAAAGGCGTAACAGTGTGGAACAACCCCGCCGACATAGGAAACATTGACATAGCAGACAACGCAATCGTGGCAGGGATACAGTTATGAGTGCATTGGTTAGCGTCCGGCGTAACTGCTTTCATCGCCCACTTTTGACGAATGGGGTGGCATCCAATGCCTAAAAAGAAAAATGATCTTGTTTACACTCAGTATTATGAGCCGCATTTGAACGGCGGGCAGCGGAACAACCCCGTCAACAATCAGCAATGGCTGACCGAACGCATGTATATGCGGGTGCTGACAGAGTTGTGTGCCAACCGTTTCAAATGGGTTGGATTGCCCGATACCGTGGACGAGCGATTCCTGGAACTGACATTGTTTTATCACGGCTTGGCAGTGTTCTACTGGGATAAGGACATTGACCGCTATCTCACGTTGAGGGCATCGGGGGCGGGTAGGACGAATATGTACGACAATCCGACGAGTTTCACGGTGACCGGCGGGGCAATGATCAATAAAACACTGGGTCCAAAGAACTGTGTCCCCATTTGGAGCAATTATCTGCGGACACCGGACCTGGACATTGTGATGCTGTATTCCAAGAAACTTGCCGACATTGACCGGACCATAGAAATATGTGCTAGGAACATGCGGCAAACAAAGGTGATCCGCACCACTGAGGATCAGCGTCAATCATGGGTGAACCTTGTTAGGCAAATGATGGAAGGGCAAGAGGTTGTTTTCGGCACACGGCAATTGAACATGGAAGATATTGACGTGATGGACCTTGCCCCGCATCCCGAAATGCTGCCGAACCTGCAAATCGCCAAAGTGAAAATATGGAACGAATGCATGACCCTGTTAGGCATCAACAACGCCAATCAGGAAAAACGGGAAAGGCTCGTTGCCGATGAAGTCTCAGCGAACGATCAGCAAATAGCCGCAACGCGGGCAATCAACATGAACGCACGACTCCAGGCATGCGAACAAATCAACCGCATGTACAAACGGCTCAATGTCTCGGTACGGTTCAACCTGGATACCCCCGAAACACCCCAATTGGCACTGGACCCCAGTGTGGGAATTTTTAGCATGGGCGGTGAGTAATGTGGCTACGTTTACTATCACATTGAAAGATGCTCTGACGATTGATCCTGAATTGTTGGATGCCGAATATCCGATTTGGAATGAGGCGTACCGGGAAACCCTGGATCAGACAATCAAGGATTGGTTTTGGAACAGGGAAATAGGGCAGGAAACCATCGAACTGTTCAAACTCGCCTACCGGCGCAAAATGAACCTTATTATGCCTCTGTACAATCAGCACTACGTTTTGTCTGATATTGACTTGAATCCGCTGGAAACCATCAACATTCGGAACCTTTCCACAAGTGAAGGGGAAACAACCGGTGAAGGGAATTCCACCAACGAATCAAACAGTGGAGCGAAATCCAGGGTGGTTGCATCGGATTTCCCGCAAACCCGGTTGGCAGGTGACGGGGATTATGCCTCAAGTGCCCAGGATTCGGTATCCGATGCACTCGCGGCTAGCACAACGACGGAAACGAATTCCGGCACGCAAAACGGCACAGTAGACTCCACAACGAGCGGTTTCCAGGGCCATTCGGCGGTGTTGATAGCTCAATATCGTCAAACGTTGGTGAACATCGATATGATGATCCTTGAGGAACTGGAATCGCTGTTTATGCTGATATGGTCAAACGGGGACGAATTCACTGAAAGGCAAGGCTACGGTTATGGCTATTACGGATTTCCCTTTTAGGATTGGCCCGATAAACAACATCACCCCGTTTACCTAC